GTAGCAACAAACGGATTCTTTGCAGGAGTAGAAACAAGAAGTAATGCAGCAGTAGTCAGAGCATACAGAATATTGCTTGATGAATTAACTCAGGACACGGTAAATAAGATTGACAAGATAGAACCAATTAATGACTGAGATATATGAAGAAATATCTAAGCTATCAGACAAGTTCAGGACTATGGCTTACGGACTAACATCAGACGAAAATGAAGTGAATGAAAGCGTACAGGAACTTATGCTATACCTCCTAAGTATGAATAAATCTACACTTTCTGCGATTTACGAAAAGGATGGAATAGATGGTGTAACAAGATATGGAGCAGTAGCACTAAGACGTGCCTTAACAAGTCCTAGAAGTAATTACTATTATAAATACAAGAAGTATTACACACACATAGATAGTTTAACAAGTGCAGTTACTTATAACGAAATGGAAACAGGGGAAACAATACCATCTAAACACCTTTACAACCTCCCTAACGAGATAACTAACGATTACCAATGGACTAGCCTAGAAAAGATAGATAAAGCCTTAGAGAGTTTTTCTTGGTACGATACTAAGGTCTTTCAGTTATACTACCACGAGAACAATACACTTGACTCACTAGCTAAGAAGACAGGTATAAGTAGAAACAGTTTGTTTACAACGATAGACAAAGTAAGAGTACAATTAAAATATAAGCTTAATGAATAAGTTTTTCGTACCTAAAGAAATATATGAAGATAGAATGTCTATCTGTAAGGGATGTGTTTACTATTCAAGTCTATTAGGACAATGCAAAATTTGTCTATGTTTTATGAAAGTGAAGTCCTCAATTAGTAGTCAATCTTGTCCAAAGGGTTTTTGGCAAAAGACAACAGAGGTAGAAGTAAGGGAAGATATACCTGAAGAAATAATAGCAGAGATTATTGCTTTATGGCCTGACTTAAAAACAGGTAGAGCTAAAGACCAAAGAGCAAAAAAATCTATGATAGAGATATACAACACGTTACATAACACGAACTACTCAACAGGAACTAATTGTGGAAGTTGTATAGCAGCTTGCTTTGATGGAATAAAAAAGATATATAAAGAATACTCAGGAAATAATTAATAATAAATAAAGGGTAAGACCTAAAAGCTTTTAATTTTTCAGACCTGTGTAGTAGAGGGGGGGAAGTGGTTTCCTCCCCAATACAATAAGTATATGTAAGTAAATATAATAAGGTGAAAAGTAAACAAAAGAATGTAAATGCATATAATATGTCTTGTTTATTCACGACTTTAAAAGACAAAATAGAATGAAGATAACAATACCAATAGACATAATGGGTCGTTTAATTCCAACGAATTACACTAATTCCCCAAGAAAGAAGAAGAAGAAATTAAGGAAGGAAGCTGAAAAAGAAATTGAGAAAATAATATCAGATAGAATTAAAAAATTAACAGAGTAAAGTCCCTCTCACTAATTATAGGCGAAATAGAATTATGAAAACAATTACATTAAATTTTAAAAATTGGAACAACGGAGCGTCAGGAGGTAGGCTAAGAAGAATCTATAAACGAATTTATATTAAGGGTTATATTTGGACTCCATTGGTTATAGTAACGTGGAGAATATTAGATAAAGAAACTAAAGAGAAAATATTTATTAATGAATTAAAAGAATTTATACAATGGTACTCTGATAAGAAAGACTGGTATGAAGGTTTAAATGCAGATAGTGGTATTATAATTACTGACTATCAAGAATTTAAACTAACAGAGTAAAAACCTTCTCACTAAATAAATAAAGATATGAATTTAACAGGAAAATGTAAAGTAGATTTTTGGAGATATTTGGCTAATGTTTTGAAGGTTAAATTTTCAGACAGACTAAAGTTTTTAAATGAAATAGATAATATAGATAGTTTTATAACTCCATCAATGCAATACGGAGTGTATGTAGACTTCTTTGATAGTGTGGATATTTATGTAACCGAAATACCAAATTGGGGAAATGGAGTTAAAAGTTTTAGAATAGGATTCCATATACTAAAGGGATGCGTAATAAATTCTTTGTTTTTAAGACCATCAGATGATTCTCCATTATTCAACGAATATGAATCCAGAACGCACGCAAGAATTGGAGCAATAGAAAAAGCAAACGAAATATATAATTTAAATAACAAAGAGAAAAGCCCTGCTCACTAATATAGGCGAATAGATTATGAAAATGAAAATAGAATACTTAGCGCCTTATTTGCCTTATGATTTGCAATGGAAAAGGTGTAATAAAGATAATCCTAAATCTGAATTGGTTTATAAAGTAGAAACTATGGTAGGACGTCATTTAGATGATAATTATTGCGATTACTCTACATACGAACCAATACTAAGACCTTTATCTGATTTATCAAAGCAATTAAAAGGGTTTGATGGCAATATGTTGGCTTGGAGTTTTTATAATTCGGAAAAAGATTGTTACCAAGCAATAATTAATGAAGAAATATCATTAGCTTTTTATAAATTATTATTACAATACCACTTTGATGTATTCGGATTAATACCAAAAGGATTAGCAATTGATATGAATAAGATTAACAAAGAGTAAAGTCCTTCTCACTAATATAGGCGAATAGATATGAAATATGAATACGCAATAGAAAAGTTTTACCCTTCAAATGCAACTGAAGAACAATTAAATATGATGGGTAATGATGGATGGCAAATGACAGGAGTTATTAAAATACAAGAAACTAATCTAATAACAGAAACTTATTGGTATTATTTTAAAAGAGAATTAAAAGAGTAAAGTCCTCTCAACTAATACAGGCGATAGATTATGGATATAGTGATAAAATCATACATAACAGTTCAAATATTATTAGTAATTTTATTTGCTATTGTTATCATAAAAGAGGGGAAGTATTTAAAAGAAAAAATTAAAAAGGATTTAGAAGATTCAGCCAACTTTTATAAAGAAATAAAGAAAATTTAAAATAAAGAGTAAAGACCCTCTCACTAAAATGGGCGAATAGAATTATGAAAGAACGTACTTACCAAACACCATTAGAAGATTTAAGAAAAGATGCTTTACAACATTATGAAGAGGCGGCAACTAAAATCCATTGTTTCCAAAGTGGAGTACCACAAGCGATTAATTTCTATTGGGATTATAGACAAATGACATTTTGGCAAAAGATTAAATTAATATTAAAATAAACAGAGTAAAGACCCACTCACTAATAAGGGCATTAGAATTATGATAAAAGAAGAACTAAAAGAAATATAATTAACAGAGCAAGATGAACGCTGCAAAGAATTTGGATATTAAACTATGGAAGAAAAAAGAACATACAAAACAATTAAATGGATATTAAAAGATAATATCAAAAAGAATGTCAGGGCTTTGTGGACTTGGAAAGACGACAACTTTACCTGCATATATGAATGCTATAGCGGCGAAGATAGAATTTATACAAGCAGCCAACTTTTAAAACTTTTAACAAAATGATAATATTTACAATACTAGGAATATTGACATCAATCTTTTTCTGCATAGTTATTCTTATGAGCATTATAGAATCAAGAATAAAAAACAGAACTAAAGAAAAGTTCCTTTGGAATATGGATAAAGTAGAAACACGAACAGGTGGACTAGAAAACGATAGGATAAATGAAAGACAATAGAATACCAAGTTATTATATTGGCAAACGATATAAAATTGAAGCTCGTAAAGTTATAGAAGACTTTGATTTATCTTACAACGTAGGTACAGCAGTTACTTACTTACTTAGAGCGGAAAGAAAACACGCAACACCAATTCAATGCATACAGAAAGCAATTAATCATTTAGAGTTTGAACTTGATAAACTAAAGAGATGACACTATACACTTGCGAATGTGGAAATACTAAAGAACTAGCTAAAGCTACAATAGTGCATAGGGATGATGAATGGGTAACAAAGGAAGCTCAATGCGAGTGCGGTTTATGGATGGATAGCATACCAAAAGAAGGGATACCAACACTACAAAGAACAGAACCTAGTCTAAGTAAGAACAGAGATAAGTTATGGGCAGGAGCAAAAGAAAAGCTAGTAGGCGAAAGGGGAATCAATGAATCCTTTGACTAATGAAGTTCGTGATAAAGGACAATAGAGATAAGCAAAGTCTTTTCAGTTACCTAAAGGAATTAGATAACGATTACATAGTTAGCGTAAAGAAACAAAGAAACACTCGTAGCAATATGCAGAACAGTTACTATTGGAAATGTATAGTTCAAGGACTAGCAGAAGAACTAGGATATTTTCCTGATGAAATGCACGATGTACTAAGAGCTAAGTTCTTATCTGAATATGAAATGATAAGTATTAACGATAACCAGATAGCATTAAATAAAATAGGAAGTACAACAGCTTTAAACACAAAAGCGTTTGAAGTATATACAGAACAAATAAGAGTATGGGCAATAACTGACTTAGGCATAAGACTAATGCTACCAAATGAATACGAGTAATTTCTATTATATACTACATCAGTTAACTAATTTAAACTGATTCTAAATAAAATACTATGGAAGACGGAAGACGAAACAATAAGGGAACAGTAGGAAACAAAGGAGGTCGCAAAGGTAAAGGAGAGGAGCAGAAGCTAATAGAACACTTAACTCCAATGAGTGGTATTGCTTTGGAAGCTCTCCAAGAAGGTATGGAGAAGAAACAACAATGGGCAGTTAAGTTATACTTTGAATACTTCTATGGTAAACCACAACAAAGAGTTGATGTAACTACTAATGATGAAAGTCTTAATGTACCTTTAATAAACTTTATAAGCTCTGAATCTTAGCGACAAATACACAGCACTATTTAAGTCAGATGCTAGATACTTTATTATAACAGGAGGTAGGGGTTCTGGAAAGTCTTTTGCAGTTACAGTCTTTCTAACGCTCTTAACTATGTCAAAGAATGTTAGAGTCCTATTCACACGTTACACAATGACATCAGCACACTTGTCAATCATTCCTGAGTTCTTAGAGAAGATAGGTCTACTTGGATATGACAATACTTTTAGTGTAAACAAAGCGGAGGTAATAAACTTAGGAAACAAATCTGACATTCTATTTAGAGGTATCAAGACTTCAGCAGGAAATCAAACTGCTAGTCTAAAGTCATTACAAGGTATAAGCACTTGGGTACTTGATGAAGCTGAAGAACTTGTAGACGAAAACATCTTTGATACAATTGACTTAAGTATAAGAGAAAAGAAAGTACA